AAAGTTAAAATCTTTACCACTTTAAAGTGCTAAAGCGCGCCGAAATTTCCCCCAATATTTCACTTATTTTTGTGCACAATGCCGAACGTGCCAAAATCGGTTCCGGTACTTCACGACAGTAAAGCAGTGGTGCAAATGTTCATAGATTGTTAACACATCGCGTGCGCAAGTGTGGTATTATATGGGTAGAAAGGAGTGTGTATAAGATGAAAATAGTTAAACTGCCTGGTTGCTATGTTCGGTATTTGTATGCTGGTTATGTTGTCTGGTATGAGGGGTATTATTACTATTATACGGATGGGGCATTTTACAGGTATACTAAAAAGACAGCTGATTATGACGATGAAGAAGAGGTGAAAGTTGTATGACGCTGAAAGGCTATCACAAGTTTACTTTGGGCGCATCTGAACATTTGACCCGCTGCCGTGTGCTGTGGGGTGGTGGTGAAATCATGAACGATTATTTTAGTCATTTGGGCGATGTCGGGCAGAATATTAAAATCCGTTCGGCCCGATACGATGAAAAGCACGACGTCTTGACCGCGTATGCGTCGGATAAGGGTTTTGTTGAATACCGCGACGAGTTGAGACGTCGGCAGCATCAGGAAGGGAGATATAAGAAGTATGACCACAAGAAATAATGCGGCATTTAAAGTATGTCACATATACATTTATCATAGCAATAAAGGTTCGTGGAGCGCGGGAAGTTGCGTCTATGTAGACCCCCGTGAAATCCGCAAGTTCTATGATTGCATCCGCGTGTGTCTTTTGGGGGTTGCAGATTGCGTGTTGACGGAAACAATTGATGGGTTTAGAATTGAGGTGTTTAAGTAATGAACATGGTAATTGTGCATGACATCGCTTTGATGCTCCTGTATGGATGCATTTGTCTGTTGTTTGCTATAGTTGTGGCGATTCCTTTAAATTTGTTGCTGCAGGCAATCGGTTACTGGTTGGCAGATAGAGACTTTGAAAGGAGGCATAACCATGGCACGAAGCGCTAAACATTTGCCAAAGTACGCCCCGCAGCCGTGGAGCTATTACAGCCCCAACGCTACAGACCCGAACCAGCTTACAAACGCGGATCTTGTGAAGGTCATTCGCAAGGCGGCAAAAGCGGCGAACCAACGTTTACGCGCTCTGGAGAAGAGCGACGTTATTAACACGGCAAAGACTGGTGCTTATAAGTACGCAGAAAGCCAAATGCCGGGCAAAATCAAGCCCCGCTTTAATGAGCGGCCCAAAGAGAGCACTGCAAGAACGACGCTAAAGCAACAGTATTTGCAGTTGCGCGAATTTATGACGATGAAAAGCAGCACCGTCACCGGTGTGCGAGCTATCAGAGATGCACGCTATCAGACCGCCGTGCAGCGCGGTTTTGAAGGAACTCAAGAACAATGGGATATGGCGGTTCAGAAGTTTTTCACCAAAGCTGCAGAAAAATTGTTTGACAGTGATATAATTTATGATTCCATTACCAGCAATAATTCGGATGTGCTGGAAGATATCATAAGGGCAGGCCGGGACGACCAGATGACAAAAGGTCAAGCGCTGCTAGACTATATAAGGAGAATCACATAAAATGAGAGAATCACAGGGAGTGCTTGTTAGCGAGTGTTTAGCTGAATATTTGCCGCGCCTTGTGTGTCCGCGAAAAGTCAAGCGTACCAAAGGGCGCAAATATATGTCCAGTTATCTTGACATAACAGCAACATTTGACATTGAAACCACGAACACAGACACAGACGGCTTTGCCTATAGCTGGCAAACCTGTATTGGTGGCGTGGTCATTGTTCCTAGGTATTTTGAGGACTGGGCAGAAATGCTGGAAATTCTGGCGGATAAATGGGGCGTTAATGAGAAGAACCGGCTTGTTCTGTATGTGCATAATCTGGGCTATGAGCATCAATATATTATGCAGCTGCTAACGGCTCGTTGGGGTCTGGCTGATAGCTTGTACACGAAGAGCCGCAAGCCCTTGTATTTGCGCTTTGATAACGGTGTTGAGTTTCGGGATAGTTTCAAGCTGTTCCAAAAGAGCCTTGCCAGAGCAACCGAAGGTTGCCAGCACGCAAAACTTGCAGGCGACCTTGATTATACGGTATATCGTACTCCTGATACGCCGCTGACAGATACAGAATTTGCGTATTGCGTCAATGATGTGTTGGGCCTGTACGAAGCAATTGAACGCCTGAAAGCCGAACACGGGTACAATCAGGCCACAATTCCATACACCAACACAGGTATGGTCATTGAAGCAGTGCGCAAAGAAATAATGCCCGACCGGCGATGCATGGCAGCTATCAAAGCGCTGCAGCTTGACCGCGAACAAATGGCGCTTGCATATCACTGTATGGCGGGTGGTGACACGCACGGTACGCGTTGGCGTGCCGGGCGCACCTATACCAATTGTAACTCCTACGACTTCAAGAGTGCGCACCCGTCGCAGCAATTGTTGTGGAAATTTCCATCCGGTGCGCCTGTAACGCTGCCCGCTGATTTGCCGGAAGAGGATCTGCAGAAATTTATCAAGGCCGGGTATGGCTGGATAGCAAAACTCTGTATCATTAACCCCCGGTGCAAGCCTGAATGTCCTGACCCCTGTATTTCGTTCAGCAAATGCCCCGACGTATCGGGCCTTGATGAACTGGATAACGGGCGAGTGCTGGGAGCCGATGCTCTTTTCTGGTATTCTGATTCAAACGATTACCAGCGTTTTATTGATGGGTATACCTATGTTAAAATAGTTGCAGCTGAAAGCGTGGCGTTTCGGCTGGATTATCTGCCCGATTCTTTCCGCAAAACGATTTACGAAAAGTTCCGTGTAAAAGAATCGGAAAAAGGCAGTCCGGATTATGCTTTTGCAAAAATTTGCGTCAATACCATTTTCGGTGCATGTGCACAGAAAACGGTGCGTGACGAATACGGGTGCGACCCTGACACGCTGGAATGCACACGCAAAAGTTGGATAATGAACTTGCAGAGTAAAGATGACGCCGAAATTCAGAAATCACAAGAAAAGAAATTTCCTTTCTTGTGGGGTCTGTGGACTGCATCACTTTCCCGTCTCAAGCTGTGGGATATGCTGAAACGCGTTGGTTGGGAAAAGGTCATCTATTGGGACACGGATAGCTGCAAGTTTGATGGTGAAAAGCAACCCGCCATTGACGACTATAACGCCGTCATTCGTGCGCAATGCGTGAAGCGTGATTGTGTGGTTGAAAAGAAAGACGGAAGCAAAGTCTATATTGGCGTCGCAGAGGACGAGCACCCAAAAGACCGGTACGGAATGCAGGCTTTTCGGTTCCTGCACGCAAAATGCTATGCGTGCGTCGATGCAGACGGGACGATTGAAAGTACGATTGCAGGAGTGAACAAGAGAGCGGGCGTAAAGGCTCTTGATGGCAGCATTGACAACTTGCGGGATGGTCTGTTGATATCCCCCGCGGGCGGTCAATGTCTGGCATACCATGATGAACCCATACGGCAACGAACGGACTTTGCAAAACCCACGGTTTCCGCGTCGTGGGTTGTCATGACCGAACGTGAATACCGGGTATCAGATGAACGCAGTCTTTTAATGGAAGGTGAGGTATCAGTATGAGTTTTGAGTATTTAGAAGGATATTACGAGATGAAGCGGGGAAATTATTGCTTTCACGATGCAGATTTTCACAAATTGTTCATAGTTTGTTAACACATCACGACGGAAAAATGTGGTATTATATAATCACAGAAAGGAACACACCAATACAGACAGACAGAAAGGAAAACAACATGGCAAGTATCACGAAGGTTGAAATCTGGGAAGATATCGCGGGGAACGTCATCGGGCTTGTGTTTGACCCTGCCGGGGAGCTGGTGAACGCGGTGCAGAATCTGGGTGCGCAGCAGCCGCTGCCCCGTCCCGCGCTGGTGGAAGCGGCACGGCAGGCTTTCCCGTTCGCACCCACATATGACCCGCACGCATTCGGGGATCGGTCTCTGACGGACCTGTATACATACCTGAAAGCGTACAATCATCACATCGCGGATATCTTTCCGGAAGCGCCCACGGCGCTTTTCCCGGAACGTGCAACCCCTGCAGGGCTGCAGTTCCTTATCCGCTGGATGTTCTGAAAGGGGGTGAACATATGCAGGATATCAACAACAAGCTGGCTGCACTGCTTGAGCTGGTACGTACTATCGCAGCCAACACCGCAAAGTAATTTGTTCCACATGGAACATCACTGACAGAAAACAGGAGATTTATTATGGCATTCGCAGTAAACAATTGCAAGAACGATGCAGCCCCGGAAGTGGTCAAACCCAAAGTGACCGTGGAAGAACTGAGAAAGGCGGGGGCGTCTGTGTCCCGTGCCCGGCAGATGTCCGATAGAGTTCTGGTGTTCAACTTGCGTTTCGGTTGTGTAGACCTCTACAGCATGAGGGCCATTTCCAGCGACAAGGGGGACTTTGTGGCAGCAGGCCAGACCATGGGCAGGGACGGCAAGTGGTATGACAATTACCGCATTTATCTGGACAAGGGTGCAAATGATGCCATTATCAAGGCTGTGCTGAGTTGCCTTGAGAGTGGCAGCATTACCAAGGTGTAAATTATGAGCAAGCGCAACAAAGATATTGCGCTTGACCTGTATACCGGCGACGGCTGGGTGAATATCCCGGCTGTCGCCGCTTTAGGTTGCTGGTGCAATATTATTATTGGAAAACGTCAAGTTGGTAAAACGTTCGGCACGCTGAAATATATGCTTGACGAAAACAAGTATTTTTTGTACATGCGTCGCACCGTGAATGAGCTGCAGGCCGTCGCCGCTGACCCGGACTTGAACCCGTTTAATGCTCTGCAGTCCGTTGGTTATGATATCGGCATTCTGAAAGCTGGCAAAATTTCTTATTCCATCGGTGATATCGAATATACGGACGAAGAGGACAAAGACGGGCGCAAGAAATGGCACATTGGCAGCAAACGCGCAGTTGGTATGGCGCTGCCGTCCATTGCAGGCATTCGCGGCTTTAATGGCAGCGTGTTTTCAGACCTTGTTTTCGATGAGTTTATTCCTGAAAGAATCATTGCAAAACGCAAGGCTGAGGGGGAAGCGCTTTTGAACGCTTATGTGACAGTGTGCGGTAACAGAGAGCTGGAAGGAAAGCCGCCTTTGCGCATGTGGCTGCTTGCAAACGCCTTTGACATTTCAAGCCCGATTCTGGAACAGCTGGGATGCACAGACCTTGTTGCGAAAATGTCAAGGAGCGGGCGCGAATGGTGTATGACCGATACGGGAGTGTTTATTGCGATGCCGCATAGTGACCGTATCAGCGACCGCCGCAAGCAAACCGCCCTGATGAAACACTTGGCGGGGAAAGGCGACTTTTACAAAATGGCAATGGAAAATCAGTTCGTATATAATAACCTTGAAAACGTGCGTCCCCGCAGTTTAAAAGGAATGTCCCCCTTGTTCGCATTCGCTGGGCTGTACGCATATCAGATGGACGAACTACACTATTACATCTGTGAAAGCCCCCACAGCGGCAGAGAGCACTACGGGAGCAGCCCGCAGGCGGCAACGCAGCTGCAGGCGGTGCACCCTGAATTGCGGCCTATGATATGTTTAGGGCAAGTTGATTTTTCGTCTGTCCCTGCTCTGCTCAAGACCCGAAACTATCTTGACATTAAGGATTAACGGGTGTATCATGAAAGAGCGGGGGAGCCGCACAAAAGGAACACCCCGGAAGGGTGCGCGGCTGGCTTTTCCTTTTCCATGCCCCCGCGTTTCTGAGTGTTCCGGTAGGCGCATACCGAATGAACAGGTTTCAAGAGGTCAATAGTAGTCGGAGCATTCAGAAACAAGAAAGGGGGTGAATTCATGGTAAAGGTATATTACATGAGTGTTGACGGCAATATTCGGCTGTCTGAGCATTTCAGGCTTTCAGAGTTTCAGTGCAAGGATGGACAGGATTTTGTTGCAGTTGATTCCCGTCTTGTGGAACTGCTTGAAAACATCCGCAAAGTGTGCGGGGACGCTGTGCACATCAACAGCGGGTTCCGCACTGCAAGCTGGAACCGGCAGCAGAAAGGCAGCGCATCCCGCAGCAAGCATCTTTATGGGCTGGCTGCTGATATCTGGGTAGGACACTACGACAAAAACCGGCAGCCTGTCCGCACAAAGACCCCCGCCGAAGTCGCCGCAATCGCTGAAACCTTTTTAGGGAGCAGTGGCGGCGTTGGCATTTACAAGACTTTCACGCACGTCGATGTAAGAACCGGCTCGAGCCGGTGGAAAGGATGACGCCGACCCGATAGGGTGAAACGCCGATGTTATGGCGTTTCAGGCGCTTGTCCGCTGAAAGCGGTGCGCCGCATGATGGACGCGGCGCAAGAAATACCGCTAATGTCCATCGAACGACCGCGCCATAGCGCGGAGAAAGTGAGATGCTTTTATGACTATCAACGATATTCTGGCCTTGGGCAAGATGGGATTTACGGCACAGCAGGTGCAGCAGATGCTTTATTTGGAACGTGCGCAGCAGGGCCAGTCTATCACGGCCCCGGCACAGAGCGCTGCCCCCGCTGCCGCTCCTGCAGCACAGCAGCCCGTTGCCCCTGACCCTATGGCGGCAATGGCACAGCAGCTTGCAGACCTGACCGCCGCCATCAACGCCAAAAGCGTTCCGACCGCTGGCACGGTTGGCAATCCTGCCCCCGTTACCAGCGTGGAAGATATCATTCTGGGGCTGGTGCAGCCTGCCGAAGCGCCTGCAAGTCCCGACTTTAACGCCGTGAAGTGACGGCAGAAAGGATCTAACCAATGGCAAAATCCCGCACCAACATGCCTGAGCTGAAGGGCATGAGCGTGTTCCGTCCGACCGATATCTATACCATTGCCAACGCACTGGTTAAGGAAGTCACCGGACAGACCGCGACGATTCAGGCCGTCAACACGGCGAGTTTCATTCAGGTAGGGCAGATGTGCCTTGACCAGAGCATGGAAGGAACCCTGCAGGCGCTTTCTAATATGATTGCGCGTACTGTCATTTCCAGCCGCTCCTATGCGGGCCGGTTTACCAGCATCGAGACCGACCGGCAGGAGTGGGGCTTGTTTGTCCGTGAAATCGCTTTCTTCTCTGGTGATTTCGACGAATCGAAGTTTATCAACACCGCGCAGAACAACGATATTCTGGTGGACGGCAACAGCGTTGATATGTACAAAATCAAGAAGCGCTATCCGCTTGAAATGTTCTACGGTGGGCAGAAGGTTCTGAACCAGCGGTACACCACGTTCCGGAACCAGCTCAAGACCGCATTCACCAACGAAAGCGAGTTCAGTGCATTCCTTGCGGCAATGACTACCGAAATCGCAAACGACATTGCCCGCTGGAAAACCGCAGAGAACCGGGCACAGGTCATCAATTTCATGGGTGCGCTGTACAACTCTGACCGCCCTGAATGTCATGTGAACCTGACCAAGGCTTTCAACGCGGCACGCGGTACGACCTACACCACCAAAGAACTGCTGACCACCCATCTGCAGGAATTCCTGTCGTTCTTTGTGTCGTGGCTGGAAACGACCAGCAGCTTGATGGAGAACAGCAGCGTGCTGTATCACCAGACCCCCGTGTGCACCGACGACGGCGGCAACACGCTGCATCTGTTGCGGCACACCCCGAAGAGCGAACAGAAGCTGCTGCTGTATCAGCCCCTTATCAACGACGCGCGGAGCTGGGTCTATCCTGCTATCTTTGGCCCCGGCTACCTGAGTTTCGGCAATTATGAGGGTGTCGATTTCTGGCAGAACATCAACGACAAACCCGCCATTTCCTGCATCCCGTCGCAGTTCGACGTGAACACCGGCAAACAGGTGACAGGTGGTGCGATCGAGCTGTCTTATGTCGTGGGTCTGCTGTATGACCGCAAGGCCATGGCAACGACCTATTATCAGGACAGCGTGTACACTACCCCGTTCAACATTTCCGGTGAATACTACAACACGGAGCATCATTGGAAAATGAACTACACGCAGAACCCCACGCAGAACGCAATCCTTATGTTCATGTCCGACGAACCGTAAAGGTTCTATATCAACCCAACAACTGAATGTGTGGGCCGGGTGAAAGCCCGGCCCTTATTTTATAAGAAAAGGAGAATACATGGCAGACCATAACGAAGGTATTGAGCACGGATATCATGCACATCTGGGCAAGGTGTCAAAGCGAATCAACAGCACAAAGCGCATTGCACTATCTGAACTTCCCGACAATTTTCCATTTTACATGAAACGGGCCTGCAGCATGGAAACACCTGTGTTTTATGTGCGGTTAAACAGTCTGAACATCTCCCCGCAGTACAACTATTGTTACATCGAAGAAACCCACGCTTACTACTGGATTGAGGACATTACAGCGTTGAACGCCAACAACTGGCAATTTTCTTGCACGATTGATGTATTGGCGACGTTCGCGGACGATATCAAGAAAACAAAAGCGTTTATTGAGTACGGCTTTAACACCGATGCCAGCGGCGCACAATACCGTTTGCAGGATTCCCGGCAGGCGGTTGCAATGAAACCTACTGTTGCAACTATCACGGCAGATATCACGGATGGTAAATTGGGAGATACTGACGGTATTTATATTTTGTCTGCTGTTGGTAAAAGCGGCCTGTTATCTTACAAGATAGACCGAACGCAATTAGAAAATTTATTGACTGCCGTTTCTACGACGTGGGAAGCGACTACAAAAGCATTTGTCCGGTGGGAGCTGGCTCTGCCTGAGTTCATGAACAAGTTGGTGTTTGGCGATACTGCAACAAGTTGCATACGCTCCTGTATCTGGTTACCCATAGCACCGGGGGGAGCCGGACGCGGAAAGGAAATAACGCTGGGGCAGTTCAACACAGGTGTGCTTGGTCGAGTTGTCACGAAAGACGATAATCTTTCTGTGCATACAGATATTGTTATCCCATGGCCTGCCGCTGACTGGAAACGGCTGAATTGTCAAATTCAACTATATATTCCAATGGTTGGCGTTGTAGGTATTCCGGTTGACCAGTGTAACAACGCCGCAACGGTTGGTGTTGACTGGTGCATGACCTATTTAGACGGCAGTGTTTCAATTAAAGTAACCGCTGGAAGTTATTGCTGTTATGTTGGCTCCACTAGCATTTCCAGCGTGTACGGTATTGGCAATTCCAACATTGACCCCGTGAAAGCGGTTTCCGGCTCTATTGCTGCCGTCGGTTCGGCGCTACAGTTTGGCGGGGGCGTCGGCGCGACATTGGGGGCGTTTGGAGCGGCTGCCGGGCTGGCTTCTGGTGCAGAGGGCGTCAAGCAGAGCATCCAGCCCATCAATCAGTGCGTCGGCATGACCACCGGCGCAAGCCAGACACTTCTCCCGACGGAAGCGCAGTTGACTTTATTGTACTATCCACCCATTGACGATGCCGGGTATCAAGGTTTATATGGCTATCCCGTTATGAGGGTTGCGACCCCGGCAAATGGGTATTGTAAAACGCGCGGATTTTCCGTTGCTGCACCTATGGCAACGGGTTCCGAAACAGCGTATATTAACGCCGCTATGGACAACGGAGTGTTTATTGAATAGGAAGGAAAGGTGATACCATGTATCAGTGCTATCAGGGGAACTATGACACGCAGGCATGCGGTGGATTTCGCCCCCCGTCTCTGAGTGCGGACGTGCTCAACTACTGGGAAAGGTCGTTTTTCCAGCGTATGCGGGCACTTTATAAAATCCATGGCCTGCCGGAAGCAGGCCCGGGACAAATTGGGTGGGACTATGACGCGTTTCTTTACCAACTGTTGCGCATGGGCTATGCCGTTGTGTTCAACTCTAAAACTTATGGCCTTGTGGTGCAGCCGGGTGCGCCTACGGGTTTCGGCCTGCAGTTCCAGCCGCGCGGCATGATGGTACAGACCCCTTTTTTCCAGTTTGACAGACCTCTTGAAATCGGCACAGAATGCGCTGTTATCAAGCTGACCCCCGACTATCGCGGGGTCTGGGATATCATCGAAAAGTATGCCGTTGAAATGCAACAGTTAGAAGTTTCCATTCGGCAGGCGGTTGTAAACAGCCGCTTTGCATATGCTGCAATCGCCAAAGACGACAAAGACCGCCGCACGCTTGAAACCATTTTTGAGCAGCTGGAAAACGGCAAACCCGCAATTGTGGTAAACGGGCAGCTTCAAAAACCTGTCATGAACAAGACCGATGCACAGTATCAGCTGCCTATCATGCAGTTTGACCGCGACTTGTCGAAAAACTTTATCCTGCCTGACCTGTACGACCTGAGACGCAAGACACTGCAGGACTTTTACAGGGAGCTGGGAATTCGGGTGCAGCCCGATAAGAAAGAACGGCTTGTGACAAACGAGAGTGCCAGCGCGGACGCTGAAACGTACAATCGCCGGGAAGTCTGGAAGATTTCTCTTGACGAATCGGTGAAAGTGTGCAATGATATGTATGGAACACAGATTTCTATCGAAATCAACGAACCACCAGAGCTGAAAGAAGGGGGTGCAGATAATGCCGATGTACTGGGGGAGCATGACGAACCAGAACAGCACGAACCAAAACAGTGATGCTATTGACCGTGCGTGTCGTTTCCTTTGCAATATCCCGGAAGGTCTCTTCCGTGATTTCAAAGTCCCCGTGGGCATGGATAGGGAACTTGCTATCCATATCATCATGCGGGAGCACGGTCTCGCACCTCTGTACCGGCCCGACCCCTATTGGATGGTTGACGCTATCCGGTATTGGGTACAGGAGAGTATGCCCATCTGGGAAAAACTCTATAGCACTACACAGCTAAAGTACAACCCCATCTGGAACACGGATGTGCAGGAAAGAACAACCGACGTCCGTACCACTGACCGCGATACCACGCAGGACAGAACCGCCATCAATCGTGGCAAGAGCGGGCAGACCGTGGGACAGGTGACGACCGGAGACTATCACGAAACCGGTAGCACGGAGCTGCACGACGAAACCGCAGGAACCGGGCATACGGAAACCGAAGGAAAGTCTGTGACCGACGACACAAGCACCACCACGACCGCCAACAAGACGGATGTCGCGGGAACGGATAAAAAGACCACGGAAAGCACAAAGAACCTTGACCAGACTGTGACCCGGGATATTAGCCCAGAAAATGCCCCGGACTACCAGCCCGACGACCAAACCCACACGGTGGCAGAGGAGACTTTTAACAGCACCGAAAACGGGGAGCATAAAGAGACTACCGATTTCGCCGGCACATCTTCCACCGTCGCGAATTCGACCACTGTAACAACCGGAACGTCCGACACAGAGACCCACGGGCATGAGGACCAGACCACCGGGATCCAGACGGACGGCACGACCAAAGGCACGACCGACACGAAAACAAAGGCTCACGATATCCGGCACGAAGATGCTAAAGAGGTGGGTAAAGAGAAAGTTACCGACATGTATAACCATGGCTGGATTAAACAAGGCAACATTGGCGTTACCACTACCCAACAAATGATTGACGCCGAACGCGAAACCGTCTTGTTTGACGTTTACATGACAATTGCCAATGACTATCACGCAAAGTTTTGTTTGGATGTGTATTAAGGCGGTGATACTGTGGAAACGATTGTCGCCGCCATTATTACAGGTATCGTCACCCTTGCGGGCGTCCTGATTGCTAACAGTAAATCACAGGCCGTCACAGACGTAAAGATTGAAGAGCTGACACGGGAAGTCCGCAAACACAATTCCTTTGCTGAAAAAATCCCCGTCATTGAAGAGCAAATCAAAGTCACAAATCATCGGATAGATGATTTAGAGTATAAACACCTGAAAGGAGAATAATTATGGATAATCTTCACATTTCGGCTGGTACTATCGCACGCACCCTTGTGCTTGTTCTGGCTATCGTCAACCAGATTCTGAGTGCTTGCGGCAAAAGCCCCCTGCCCATCGAATCGGAAACTCTGGAACAGCTGGTAACGGCAGGGTTTACCATCGTCGCCGCCCTGATTGCATGGTGGAAGAATAACTCTTTCACCCCTAATGCGCTCAAGGCCGATGCCCTGCTTGCGCAGCTGAACGGCAAACACTAACTGACCGACCCCCGCGCAAGCGGGGGATTTTATGAAAGGAGTAGCTTATGGCTGACGAAACGAAGAATCCCGATATCAGCACCCCGTTTATCTTCCAGACGTCGCCCCCGTATGCAGCACCCGGCGACCATTACCAGTATGACCTGTATTGGTTGGTGAACCAGCTCAAGCAGGCGTTGAGCAACACGGAAACCTTGCGGCTGCATGATATCGGGCAGGATTCCCGCCTTGATGGTCTGGATTCCCTGACCGCGCAGCTGAAAGAAGCGACTTGCCAACTTTTTGCAAAGCTGAAAGCGGGCGACTTCACCAAAGATACGTTTATCGAATGGGTCAACACCAACATGACCGATATCATTTATCAGATGGTGCGTTTTGTGTTCTTTGGCCTTGACGATGACGGACACTTTGTTGCCTATATCCCTGCAAGCTGGGAGTTTCTGCATTTCGACACCCTGCTTGACCCCGATAAACCCGGGTATGGGCATCTGATTGTTTACTACTGAGAAAGGAGCATCTTTATTATGGCAAACTGCAATTGCAATGATTTCCCCATTTCGTGCGCACCTCACGCGCCGGGCGGTGACTGCTGCCATCCGCACGGATGCCCCCCGCATCCGTGCCCCCCGCCCCCGTTCAAGGGCGGCACATCTATGTACATCGGTGCGCGGTATGTCCCGATTTTCGCGGACCCTGTGGAATGGGACAACGAGCGCGAGTATGAACCGTTGACTATCGTAGTCCATAACGGCGACTGTTACACGTCAAAGTGCTATGTGCCGAAGGGCGCACAGCTGCCCCCGTACCCGGAAGGACAAACCAAATACTGGGTCAAGACGTCCGATTATAATTATCAGTTCGCAGACCTCAAGAAAACCGTCACCGACCTGTCCCGATTGGTTGAGCAGTTCCAGAAAGACAGCGAGCGGTTCACCGAACTTATCAACGGTTGGAACGAGAAAGTTATTCAGTGGGAAAAGGATATGGCGGCATGGGGCGAACGTCTGGACGCTGTCGAATCCAACGTTGCTGACCTGACTGCCAGCCTGAACGCCGAAATCGACCGCGCAAAGGCCGCAGAGCAGGCAAACGCCGCTGCCATTGCGCAGGAGACCGCCGAACGCAAGCAGGCCGTTTCTGACCTTGACGCGGCCGTTTCTGACCTTGACGCGGCCTATAAGGCGGCAGACGCCGCAGAAGCGCAGGCCCGCGCGGAAGCAGATACCGCGCTGAGTAACCGTATCACCACCAACACGACCGATATCGACGCCATCAAGGCCGAACAGGTCATTCAGAACACCAACATCAGCGCCAACGCTAAAAACATTTCTGACAATGCGGCCCGCCTGACCGACCTTGAAAGCAATGCACACGACTGGGACAACGTTTTCCCTGATACGACCATTGCGCAGGAAGTTCAGAAGGAAGAGAACGCACGGGCAAACGGTGACACTGCTCTGAACGGCCGTTGCGACGCTATCGCGGCAGACGTGGAAGAGGTGCGGGATATCGCAAACCACAAGGTAGACCAGACGACTTTCCAGGCAGCGGATGAACTGAACGTGAAGTATTCTGACGCTACAAAACGGGTCATTCTCACCCCAACTCTTGACATTCCATCTGAACCGCTGACCCGGACATATCTTAATTCGTCCCGTGGTCTGTTTGAACGGGGGTCCCGGTCATGGGTCGGCCGTCCTCTGGCAAATCTTGCCCTCAAGTCTGAGGTTGACACGGCACAGGCTGCAGCCGATAAGGCAAACGCCAACATTGGCGACTGGGAGACCGACCACCCGAACCAGACTATCAGCCAGTGCGTGACCAGTCTGGAAAATGAGCAGGCCGCACAGGACACCAAAATTAACGCAAACACTGCTGCTCTGGCAGGCAAGGCCGACAAGAGCGAGATTCCGGATGCATCGGGATTTGTGACAACCGAAACCTATACGCAGGGACAGGCGGCACAGGATGCTAAAATTACTGCCGCACAAACCGCTGCCAACAAAGCCAATACCAATATTGGCGACTGGGAGACTGAGCACCCGAACCAGACAATCAGCCAGTGCGTGA